CGCCGGACTGCACCTCGTTGAAGAGCGTCTGCGTAAAGCCCTGCACGAGGAGCGTGGCCTTTTCTGGGATCTGCGCTTGCCACCGCGAGAGGTCGGCCGTGAAATCGCCGAGGGTGTTCATCGGGAAAGCGTCACCCGATAGAGGGCAAGCGTGGCGCCGTCCGGCGCGAGCGGTGACACCGCGAGCACGGCATAGTCCACCGCACCCCATGTCGCTTTCATCCCGGCCAGCGGGGCGAAGGCCAGCCCTTCGGGTAGGACCGAGAGGACGCGCGCCTTGTCCCGGATCATCTGCTGGGCCTTGAACCCATCGGCCGGGGAGCCGTGCGCGGGGACACCCACCGCCGTCCCGGTCGCCGTGGATCCGTCCGTTGCGGTGAAGACGACCGGACCGCGGGCCGATGGCGGCGCACGTCGTAGGGCCGACGCGGCCAAGGCGGCGATGTTCATCCGCGCACTGTCCGGAATTGTGACCCCGCGTAGACGAGGCCACGAAGGGTCGGGCGCATGACACGATTCACGAAGTCCCCCAAGGGCGACTGACTCGTGGCCCCCTGCTCGAACGCCAGCGCGAGCTCGCTGCCGAAGCTGATCGAGGCGAGCCCCGCGGCGTCCGCCACGGCGGGGTCCACCGTCTGGCCCTGACCCACGCGCCAGATCGCGAGCAGCGTGCACGCGCGGGTGAGGGCCGCCGGGATGTCGGTCGTCAGGTAGTAGGTCCAGAGCCCTGGCTTCATCGCGCCGCTTCGCGGCCATTCCAGCGCCTGCACCGCGTCGACCCGTTCCCCCACGAAATGCAGTTCGTCCAAGTCCCGGGTCGCGGTCACCACGGCCCGATTCCGAATGTCGACCTCGGCTTGGAGCCACGGCAGCGGCACCGGCAGGAGCTCGTCGGCGATCGCATCCGCCTGGTTGAGCGTGGCGTAGCTGTTCGCCGACGCGGCACCGGGCGTGGTCACCACAGTGATCGGCATGGCTTACGCGGCCCGCGTCCGCACCCGCTTGGGCGCAGTCACGACCACAGGATCGGGCTCGTCCGGGTGGACGCCTGGGGGCTCACTCAGGTGCAGGACCGGATCGTACATGCGCGCATCCACCCGCATGGGGGCGCCCGTCGCGCGGTCATAGACAATCCACGTCGGGATCTCACGGTCCAGTCGCATGCGCGTCCTCACGTCGTGGTCTCATAACACTGAGCCGGGAGGGAGCAGAGGCTCCGCTCCCGGCTCCGGGTTCACTCCGTCACCCGCGGGGCTATATCTGGAGCCTGACCGCGAGATTCGGGTTGAGGGTTTTTACACCCCAGAGCGCATCGAGCGCCCAGATCGTGGCACCGAGCCCGCCCGAGCCCCAGATGCGAGACCGGAGGCTCAAGCCGGTCAGGGGATCCTGTACGGTGGCCGACAGAATGCCGGGGCCCGCATCTTCGAGTGGCTGCATCACCAACGCGAAGGCTTCGCGGTGGAAGGCCAGGCCCACGCTCGTGGCGGCATCCACGTCAAACGAGATGACTTCGGCGCCGGCGGTGGCCTGCTGCAGGTTCGGGACGATGGAGGCGGTGAACCCGGTGGACCCCACAACCACGTCGGTTTTGAGGGCATACTTCTGCGGGTCACCCGCGATGCTGATCACGACGCCGCGCTTGGCGGTGCCGGAGCCCGTGGAGCCCCCGATGATCAGCGTGGAGCTTCCCTTGGCCTGCACGCCCGTCGCCACGGGCGAGGTGAGCGTGATGCCCCCAGCGGCCTGGGTCACGGCGTTCTGATTCGGGAAGATCCGGAATCCCCACTTGACCCCGAGCTGGCCGTCGCGCTGCAGGCTGGCATCCCCGGCGGTGTTCGCCTGGGCGAAGGTCGCGTTCGACTCATACCGCTGCTGCAGGACGCCATCGGTCATGTAGGCGTAGTCCGCCGGGTTGACGAGCGGCGCCTTGTTGTCGAACAGCATCTTCCGCATGGCCGAGAAGTCTTTGTAGGGATCGGTCGCGTCATCATCGACGATCCAGGGCACTTCGAGCGCGAGCCCCGCGAGGTCCGCGTCGATGCGCTCGGCGATCGCGGCGGCCACGGGGGTAATGTGGTCGCGGATAAACGCTTCGGGGGTCTGCGACTTTTCCTTGTCGGTGAGCTTGAAACCCTGACCCCGCCATTCCGAAATCACCAGGTTATCGTAGTTCGGGCTCACATCGGCGAAGGAGGCTTCGGCGATCGGCATCGCGGCCGTCGAGAAGGTCTGCGCCCGGCGCACCTGCACAGTACTCCCCGCGGCACTCCCCTTCTGCGACTCGATGCTCCGATCGACGTAGAAAGCCATGCCGAGCCGCTTGTAGAGCACCCGGAGGCCGGCGTTCACGTAGAAAAACGGATCGTAAGCGAGACCCGCGGTCAGAAGATTGGCCATTGGAAACAACTCCCGGCGTGAGGGTGATCGACTGTTTCATCTCAGCGACCGGCCCTCAGCCGGTCGAACCTACGCAGCGACATCTGCGACTTTGACCTTCGCGTAGTCGCCATTGACTTGCTTGAGCGCGGCTGCGTACTGCTGCGCGTCCGACGCTTGCTCGCGGGTGAGGGTGACTACACCGCCCTGGCTCGCGCCGGCACTCGGCCGGGCACCCGACCCGCTGCCCGACACGCCTTCGAACGCCCCCGCGTAGTCCGGGACGGCGCGCAGCTCCTTGAGCCGGTCCTCCACGGTCACCAGCGCGTTCGTGGTCGGGTGATAACGGGGTTTCCCGTCCGGCCCCTTGACCACCGTCACCCGCTTGCCGTCGACCAGCACGACCCCGAGCTCGGGCCGGATGATCGGGAGGAGGAGCTTGGCATTGCCCTTGACGCTCGGGAGGTTGATCGCCTCGACCGCGTCGCGCCCGGCCACCGCCTCGAACAGCTCCTGCTCCATTGTCGAGACGCGTTCCGTGAGTGGCACCACAACCTTGTCGTGCTCCTGTTTGAAACCATCCCGAAGCGTCTTTTCTCGGGCGTCCCAGTCGCCGGCCTTTTTCTGCTGCTCGGCCTGCGCGGTGGTCTGGGCCTCGAGCGCCGCCTTGACCTTCTCGGGATCGAGCCCCTGCCACGGGGCCACCGCGTCCTTCAGCTTCCGGACCTCGCCCAGTAATTCGGTGTTCTTCGCCTTGAGGCCCCCGACCTCAGCGTCGACGTCCTGCTGCGTGTACGTCTTCGCGTTCGAGGCGTTGTCTGCGCCGGCCTGGCCAGCGGTTGGTGCCGTCATGAGTGTCCTCGCCGCCTTGCGGCTGGGGTGAAACGCAAAGGGCCCTCAGGAATCGTCCTGAGGGCCCGCGGGGGGCCGCGCTCGCATTGTCGCCTACGCCTACTCCTGCGTCACAAGCTACGTAGTGGCTGCACGGCTGGCAAGGATCACGCCGTCGTCATGCCACCGCGCGGCGGAAGATATTCGTCGGTTCGCCCTTGCGAAAACCAGCCAAAATGAGCCGAACGAGGCACCGGCATCTCGGGTGCGCGGGCGGCTCCAACCCATCGATCGGCTGTCCGAGCGACGCACGTCTTCCGTCGAGCGGCGCGCAAATCGGACAGACCCGCTCGTCGTTGGCGGTGACCCACTCGATCTCCCAATCCGTCGCGGTGAGCACGCCCTCGCGCGTCAGCCGATCCCACTGGGCCCGTTTCCCCTGCTGCAGCGCGGCCATCGTCTCGGTGATGGCGATGGTCTCGGCGCGGGTGGTGAGCTGGCGCCGCGCGAAGCGATCCACCATGCGCTCGACCTGCGCCGGGTCGCGGTCCTGCGCCACGAGCCGTGCGCGGAAAGCATCAACCCCGGCGGCCTGCTTGACCGTGAGGCCGATCGACTGGCGCAGCTGCTTCGCGACCTCGCGCGGGTGGGTGCCCGATTGAATCCCCCGGGCCAACGTCGCCCGGATCGCGGCCTCGGTCTCCGCCGTGATGGCCTGAATCCGGCGGAGGTTCTGGCGCTGCATCGCGTCGAGCACCAGCGGGTTCGCCTGGGCCGCGGCACCCAGCGACAGATCAAGCATGGGCCGGGCCAGTATGGCCCGCGGGAGACCCTTCAACCCGTCGAACCAGCCCGCGTTTCGCACGTCCGCCGTCAGTGACTGCACTTCGGCCAACGCGTTCAGCACGGGCTCCAACCCGATCAGCCGCACCGCCTCGTCCAGGTTCTGGGCCAGCAACGCGCGTTCGAGTTGTGAGAGCGGGAGCGCCCGCTGCACCCGGATGACGGCAGTCAGGATCTGCCGCCGGGCCTTGTCCTCCGTCGCGGCCAGCAGGCGTTCGAGGGCGTCGAGGCTTAAGAGGGGGGGCATCAACAGACACCCGTCGTGGTCACGCGCCGCTTGCGCCGTCGCTCCTTAGCCCTGTCACAGATGTAGCACCTTCCTGCTTCGCTCATCACTTGCCTTTCGGTTGCCGCCGTGGGTGGCTTCACGTGCCCGCTTTGTCATCTCGCGGAACGCCAGCGTAACCTCTCGGGCGCCTGTCTCTGCTGATCGCGAATCTATCGTGATCGGGATCGTGGTAAGGTCTTTCATGTAATTGCCTCCCCGATGGGTTACGCCGCCTGCTGCCCCGCCGGGATGACGAGCGGCGGCTCCTCCAGCCCCATCGTCTCCGCGCCCTGCTCCCGGCGCACCGCTTCGGCCTCCGCTTTCGGGTTCAGCTTCTCGAACACGCCGCCCCGCTGCCGCATGAAGTCGAGGAAGGTTGGGAGCGTCAGGTCCCCGCGCTCGCGCGTGGCGGTCAACATCGCCGCGTCGCTATCCGACAACGTCAGCGCCGCGAAGTCGCGCCGAATCGTGATCGACCCGCCGTCCGGCAAGCCGTAGTAGTCGGCCATGAACTGGAACGATGCTTCGAGCGCGTCCTGCAACGAGCGCACCGCGCGGGCCAGCTTCGACTCCTGCCGGGTGCGCGAGAACTCCACCTCCGTCGCCGTCCGCGGTGTCGCGGTATCCCGCTGCAGCATGGCCACGCCCTGGTCCGCCATCCGGCGCTCGATGTCCAGCAGCTCGTTCCGCAACGCCTCCAGCGCCGTCCCCTGGGGCTCCAAGATCTTCGCGTCGCCGCCGGTGTTGATGTCGATGCCCCGCGACGGGCTCATGATGATCTGGTCGGTCCCCTGCGCCCCCTTGTCCCGATTGATGAAGATCGGGATCGGGATCGCGCATTTGTGCATCGAATACCGGCGATCGCTCTTGACCTGGGTGTGGTCAATGTTGGAATCCGCGAGACCCACCAGCGGTGGGAGTGATTCGAGGAAGCCCGTCCGCTGGCCACCGAAGACGGGGGCGATGGGAATGAACTGGGGGCCGCGGAGCGTCGTGGGCCCTTCCACCAGCGCAGTCTCCGTCCCGTTGGGATTCGTGCGCCAGCGCTCCCACTCGACAAACGGCACGCCCGCGGCGGTGAACTGCTGGCGGTAGACTCGGTACTCCGGGACCATCGTCATGCCGAAGGCGCCGGTGGGTTCCTCCACTTTCGTCGCGATCACGATCTGACCCAAGATCCGCCGGCCCCCGTAGACCATGACACGCCAGGAGGGGATCTGGTCGATCGTGATGCGCACCAGGTAGGCCCGGATGCCCCGCGCCTGCTCCTCAGCCAGGGTCAGCGCGCCCTCGACCGGGGGGAACTCCGTGAGGATCAGATCGTGACCATCCTGGAGCGCGCTGTCGAGGAGCTGCAGGGCGAAGATCGAGCCGTGCGTGCCCTCGCCGTCGATGTTCTCCCACTCGAGCGCGATCCGCGCGGGCACGTCCTCGCCGAGCTCGGGTTCCGTCGTGAAGGCGAGCCCGGTCAGCGTGTCGAGCGTGAGGGCCAGCGCGTCGTAGGTGAACGTCAGGTTCACGCGGGCGGTCCAGTCCCGCGGGTCCTCGGCCTCGAACTTGGGCAGGTACTCCGATGCCTTAGCGCGCATGACTTCGGTCCCGCCCCGCACGTCGCGGCACTTCTGCCAGCGGGGTCGCATCGCGAGCGCGGCCGGGCTCCACACCTCGGGGCCGTCGCGCAGTAGGGTCGGCGTCGTCATCGGTCGGACTCCTTAGCCCCACGCCACGCGCACCGGGGCGAACTGCGCGGGCGCGTTGGATAGGGCGAATAGTTCGGTCAACAGCCAGACGAGCGCGTCCATCCGATCGGGGCTCGCCGCGTGGTCCTCGGCCATCGCCGGGACATAACTCGTCATCTGCTCTTCAAGGGCTTCAAAGGCACCGACGTGGTGAATCTTCCCTTGCTCGTAGAGCGCGGCCACGGGTTCGGCGCGACGCATCTTCCCGCGGGAGGCGGTCACGGCCTTGTAGCTCACAGTGGGATCCACAATCCGGAGCGTGGCCTCCACCATCTCGCCCCCGTTGTTGACCTCGGCCACCATGCGGTCCGCGCAGTGCTCACGATAGAGCGCCACCGCCACGTTCGCCCACCCCGGCCGGTGCACATCATGAGACACCGGCGGGAAGCGGCCGGATCCGTCGGCCAGGATGTACCCATGGCCGTCGTCGCCGAGCCCGCCGGCCAGAATCCCGGTTTCGTTGGAGTCTTCCCGGGACTTGGCCGCGGGATCAATCGCGACGACGACACGCTGCAGCGCGGGATGCCCGGTACGCCGGTGCTGATCGAGGATGGTGCGCGTCCAGAGCGCGCCAGGGGTGTCTTCCAGGAGTTCCGCGTCCAGCTCCTGACGGCCGAGTCGGGTGCCGACGTACTTCGCGACGACCGTCTGCAGGAAGGCGGGCGAGAGGTTCGCCGCATTGTCGCTGGTCCTGCCCCGGCTCACGATGCAATCGGGCCGCTGCATCATCTCGCGGAGCAGGCGCCCGGGCTTGGGCGTCGTGGTGACGACGACGCGGGGACGCGTCCCCATGCGGAGTCCGAACAGCAACTGGTCGAATGCCTCCGGGTAACGCCAGCTGGCCGCCTCGTCCGCCCATGCCCACGCGCATTGCGGACCGCGGAGCCGTTCGGGTTCATCCGCCGAGAAGAGCAGGGCACTGGACTCGTTCGGCCACGTCAGTTTCCGTTTGGACGGTTCATAGGTCGGCCGAAAATTCCGCGGGGACATGGCGAGAATCCCGGCCGGTCCTTCCACCATCGTGTCCCGGATGTCCGCCGCCGTCGGCGCTACCAGATGGCCGCGGGAACCGGGGAAGCGCTGCGCCTGTTCGTGCGCCCAGTTGGCCCCGGTCCAGGTCTTCCCCTCACCCCGACCCGCGAGCCGGAGCCAGATGGTCCAGTCGCCCGCCGGCGGGAGTTGCGAGGGCCGGGCCCAGAAGCGCCAGTCCGCCTCGAGCGCCTGCAATTCCTCAGCGGTCAGGCCCTTGAGTAGCCGGAGGCGCGTCGGGGCCGGGGCGGTCGCGAGTTGACCGGCGAGCGAGAGGGCAGGCAGGGTCACGCGCGCCGACCGTTGCCGTTGGCTGGAACGACCGGGGCGCTCGCGAGCCCGGCCAGACGATCGGCCAGGCGCTGACGGAGCGCCGCGGCATCGATCGGGATCGGGCCGCCGTTGGGTCCGCTCACCTCCAGGCGATCGGTGAAGAGGCCCTGGTGCTTTCCGAGGAGCGCCAACGCGCGCACGCGATCGCTCGTCGGGTGGGGATTGGGGATGTCTGAGTCAGTGTAGGCGATCAGCGCGAGTTCGAGAATCGTGCGGTCCGCATCCACCTGGGTCCGCGCGACGCGCGCCGCCCGGGCGGTGTCGATCGCCGCCCGCACCAGCGGCTTCTGCATCAGCCGATAGCCGAGCTCTTTGCTGCTCCCCTTCGTCGTACCGTAGCCCGCCCGGTCGGCCGCATGGGCCGCGACGCCGTCGATGAGGAACTCGGCGACGAAGAGCTCTTCCTTGCGCGTCAGCTTCGGGTGCTTCACCCTCCGCGTCATGCCGCCACGGCCTCGACCGTCAACTGCACCGGGCAGCGGCACCGGGGCTTGTCGTGTCCGCCCTTGGCGGGGCAGGTGACGATCACCGAGCCTGGGGGCGTCGCCGCCGACTCCGTCGCGTCCTGGGCGGTGACGCGCGTCCCAGCCGCGGCCTGGCCCATACCGCGCTCACAGCGGGGGCACCGGACGAGCTCGCCGTCGTGGAAGATCAGGATTTTAGACACGGACCCTCACGCATCGAAGAGGCGAGGGTCCACGGGGGACCGCGGAAGGACTGCAGTGAAAGCTAAGGCGCACTCACGGTTTCGTCACGCGGTGCAGTATTCGTCGATGAGCGCGCGGAGCCGTTCCACCTCACCAACCAACACGAAGATGGCGATTGCCGCATCACTCGCCCCTCCGACGAAACACGATGGCCTTATCGTACCCAACCACCTTCGCCAGCTTCGCAGTAACCCCTGCTTGACCCAGCAGGACCCGCGACAGCATGGCGGGGCTCACCTTCACCCTGGAGGCCAACCCGCGCACCCCTTCGGCGTCGGCCAACCCCTGGAGCGCGGCCCGGACCTCCCGCTCCCCTTCGATCCGGGCCAATTGCGACGGACGGCGGGTCAT